GCCCACCGCCAAGGCGATGGCTGGGCCACCCATTGCTGTGGACCGGCCTGCCACGCCAGCACCTTGGCCCAGGGCAGCGCTTCGGTGTTCGTCGATGGCCGGGCGCTGGGGCGCATCGGCGACCCGGTCGCCTGTGGATCACGGGTGGCGCAGGGATCTCCAAACGTCTTTTGTGGTGACCTCACATGATCGGAGTGGATGCATCCACAGGCAAGCCGCTTTCTGATCTTGACCATCTTCGCCAAAGCCTCCGCGACATCCTGACCACCCGCATCGGCACGCGCGTGATGCGCCGTGACTACGGCTCTCGCATCCCAGACCTGATCGACCGCCCGATCACGCCGCGGCTCGCTGTGGAACTGTATGCGGCGGTGGCGGAAGCGCTGGCGCGCTGGGAGCCGCGCTTTCGGCTGACGCGCGTGCGCATGACGGATGCGCGCGCAGGGTGGGTCGAGCTCACGCTGGAGGGCGAAGTGCGGCTGCAGGGCTTCGCCGACCGCCTGGTCACCTTGTCTGGCATCGGCATCGCAGGAGATCGGTCGTGAGCGCGTATCCCGTCACTGTCGCCGACTTGGCGAGCCTGCCGCCGCCGCAGTCCATCGAGGAGTTGAGCTTTGAGCGCATCTTTGCCGAGATGCTGCAGGACTTTCGGGCGCGCTATCCGCAGTACAGCGCGCTGCTGGCCTCCGACCCGGCGATCAAGCTGCTGGAGGTGGCGGCCTACCGCGAGCTGCTGCTGCGCGCGCGCATCAATGACGCGGCACGCGCCAGCCTGCTGGCATTTGCCGATGGTGCCGACCTCGACCACCTGGCGGCCTTCTATGGCGTGACGCGCCTGGCGGGCGAGGGCGACGATGCCCTGCGCCGGCGCGTGCGCGAGCGCATCATGGGCTGGTCGAGCGCCGGCGGCGCGGCGCATTACCGCTACTGGGCTCTGTCGGCGTCGCCGGAGGTGGCCGACGTTGCGGTCGACAGCCCGGGCCCCGGTCGGGTGCGCATCAGCGTGCTGCCTGCGGGTCATGGCGACGCCGTGCCCGAGGCCCTGCTGCAAGCGGTGCGGGATGTGGTGCTGCGCGACGATGTGCGCGTGCTCACCGACACCGTGGAGGTCGTGCCGGTGGAGTTGATCCCGGTGACGGTGCGCGCGCGCATCTGGCTGTATCCGGACGCGCCATCGTCTGTGTTTGATGCGTTGGGGCCCAGCCTGCGCCGCGCTTTTGTCGAGGCGGCGGGCCTGGGCTGGAATTTGACGCGCTCGTGGCTGATCGCGCATCTGCATCAGCCGGGGGTGCACAAAGTCGAGCTCATCGAGCCCGCCAGCGATGTGCGGGTCAGCAGCACGCAAGCGGTGCGCCTGATCAGCGATGAGCTGATCTTCGCCGGCCGCGACCGATAGAGGAGGCGAGCGTGTCTGATCATCTGCTGCCGCCCAACGCGTCGCCGCTGGAGCGCGCGCTGTCGCTGTCCAGCGACACGCTCACGCGCCTGGCTGAGCCGACGGAGGCGCTGCGCACCTTCAAAGTCAACCCAGCTGATCCGCTGCTGCCGTGGCTGATCTGGGAATACGGGCTGGGCGAGCTTTTGCCGTATCTGCCCGAGCCGCGCCGGGCTATCGCCGAGGGCATCCGCTGGCAGCGGATACGCGGCACGCCGGCGTCGCTTGCCATCGCGCTGTCGTGGGTGGGCCTGAGCGTGCAGGTGGAGCAAGAGACCCCCGGCCTGCACTTTGCCGAGTTGATGCTCGACCCCGGGCACGTGCTCGCCGACGACGAGACGATCGCCAACCTGGTCGCCATCGCCCGCCTGTCGGCCCCGGCGCGCTCGCGCCTGTCGCGCCTCTACCACGGCTGGGACGTGCGCCGTCTGGTGCTCGATGAGGGGCGGCTGGGCGAGGCGCTGCTGTCGGATCACAGCGGGGTGTTTTGGCGCGACGGCCAGACCAGGCTGTCGTTCGGGCGCGTTCATGCGGCGGCCGAGATCGCGTCGGCGCTCGCCATCGTCGGCGCGCATGCGCCAGCGCGCTTTGGCGCAGCGCGCCTCATCGACCGCTATCTGCTCGACCACGCGGCGCTGGGAGACCCCGGCCACACGCCCAACGAAGAAATCCTGCACGCGCACCTCTTTACATTCGCCAGCGCGCTGGGTGCGCCGGCGGCGCAGCCGCTGCTGCCCGAGCGCCGCTACTGCCGCGCGCAGGTGGTGCCGTCGGACAGCACGCCGCTGGGCGACGCCAACGCCTGCCTGCCGCGCTTTTTTTGGCGCGAGGAAGGCGGCCCCATCGTCCTGGGCGCGAGTGCCCTATCGGACACGCCGCACCGGCTCATCCGCGTGCCGGTGCTCGAGCGCATCGATGCCGTGCACGGGGCCGCTGCCCGCTGTCGCGAGCCCGCGCTGGCGGCGGCGCGCACGCGCGCCGATGCGCGCGTCGTCAGCACACGCGCTGGCACGCTGGGCTGGCTGCGGCTGGGCGAGGCGCGGCGGGCCTTTGACGTCTCGGCGCTGGCGCGCACCGTCACGCTTGCCAACGCGCCGCTGCCCGACCCGACCCCGTGGCGCGCGCGCGTCTTCCAGCGCGCCTTGATCGTTCTGTCCGACAGCGCGCCGCTGGGCGATGCGCAGGCGCGCACGCCGCGCCGCGGCCTGTGGCGGGTGCGCGACCTGCCCCGGCTGGGCGCGATGACGCTCGGTGACGGCCCAGAGGTCGTCTGGCGGCCGATCACCGAGATCGTGCCGCGCACGCACGCCACCGAAACACTCGGCCACGGAGCGGTGACGGCGGCTGCGGCGGCGCGCCGCCGGCACGGCCAGCGCGCCCGGCTGCACACGGCGGCCTGCGCGGCCAGCCGAGCGGCGCTCGTGTGCGGCTCGGCCGACTGGAGCGGCCAAACCTGGACGGGTGTGCCTTGGCCGGCTGGAAGCTGGCTTGATGTGCGCGAGCTCATTCAGACCCACCACTTCACATCGTAAGGAGTTGATTTATGGCGATTCTGACCACCAGCGGTCGCGCCGCCCTGGCTGCAGCCATCAAGCAGCAGACGCTGCATCTGGCGCTCGGCGAGGGCGACCCGGTGTGGGATACCACGCTGGCCGTGAGCACCGCGTTTGACGCCGGCAATCTCATCGCGCTGGGCTTTACCCACATCGATGAGGTGATCGTGACCTCGCTCGATGAGACCATCACCTACACGCGCGACGTGGACTACAGCGTCGATGCCCAGGCCGGCGTGATTACGCGCTTGTCCGGCGGCAGCATCCCCGAGCAGGGCGAGGTGACGGTGCGCTTCAAGGTCGGCCACCCGCCCGAGCCGATCGACCGCACGGCGCTGCTGCGCGAGGTGGGCCGCCGGGTGGTCGATGAGGTGCACTTCGTCGCTGTCGACGCGCAAGGCGAGATCGTCGTGCCCACCGGGCGCTATCGGCTGTCCACGACCCCCACCAATCACCTCTTCATCCGCGTGCGCTTCGACTTCGAAGACGCCGCCACCAGCACCATCCGCGAGCAGGGCCTTTTCGTCGGCACGCAGACCGATCCCAGCCTGCCGCCCGGGCAAAAGTATTTCGTGCCGAGCCAAGTTATTGAGCCCGGCATCTTGCTGCTGCTGCAGAACTCGGTGCCGATCGTGCGCCAGCCGTCCACGCGCGAGACCTTCGAATTCGTCGTCACCTTCTGATGAGGCCACCCCATGCTTGAGCGTTACTACAACTTGTTTGACCCGTCCAAGCGCTACGCCGAGCTGCTGTTTCGCGCGGGTGACGGCCTGCAATCGCGCGAACTCAACGAGATCCAGAGCACGCTGATCCACCGTCTGCGCGGCGTGGCCGATGCCGTGCTCAAGGACGGCAACATCGTCGCCGGCGGCGAGATCGTCATCGACGCCGACGCCGGGCGCGCGCTTCTGGCCGCAGCGCGCATCTACATCAAGGGCGCGGTGCACGAGGTGCCCGCGGCCGAGTTTGCGATTCCCACGACCGGCGAGGTGACGCTGGGCGTGCGCCTGAAAGAGACCGTCATCACCGAGCTGGAAGACCCGAGCCTGCGCGAGCCCGCGGTGGGCGTGCGCAACTACCAAGAGCCGGGCGCTGGCCGCTTGAAGGTCGAGGCCCTGTGGGGCTGGGCGAGCGACAGCGGGGCCGATGCTAATGCTGCGCTGCCTTTTTACCCGGTGGCCAGCGTCGTCGATGGCGTGCTGCAAAACCGCGAGCGCCCGCCGGCCTTCGACGGCGTCAAACAGATGCTGGCCCGCTACGACTACGACGCCAACGGGCACTATGTAGTGTCTGGCCTTGGTGTGCGATTCCTCGGGCGGCGCAGCGAAGACGGCAAGCTGACCTTTGGCCTTGCTGCCGGCGTGTGCAACGTCGCCGGCTTCAAGGTCGAGAAGCCATACGACGACCGCCTGGCGCTGGATTTCGACCCCGACATCCAGCGGGTGCTCGCCGAGCCGACCGTGTTTGCGCCGGACGCCAACGGTCGCATGCGCATCAACGTCAACAACGCGCCGCTGGCGCAGGTCGTGCGCGTGCAGGGCACCCGGCGCAAGACCGTGAACGTCACGCACGGGGTGTTTTCTGGTGCAGCTGACACCCTGCCCGATGCGACGGTGGTGCAGGTGCTCTCTGTCAAGCAGGGCGCAACGACCTACCAGGCCGGGCAGGACTACACCGTTGCCGGCAACGTCATCAACTGGGCCCCTGTGGGCGCTGAGCCTGCGCCTGGGTCGGCCTATGAGGTCACCTACGACTACATCGCCCAAGTCGCAGCCACCGACATCGACGAGGATGGTTTTACCGTCGAGGGGTTCGTCGCTGGCACCTTGGTGCAGGTGGACTACGACTGGATGCTGCCGCGCATCGATGCGCTCGTCATCGACCGCGACGGTATGGTGCAGCGCACCAAGGGGGTGGCGGTCGAGCGCAACCCCAACCCGCCCGCCGTGCCCGCCGACCTGTTGCGCCTGTGCGACCTGCACTTGACCTGGCGCGCGGCCCAACCCGCGCGCGTCATCGACAGCGCGGTGCGCGCGGTGCCGACATACGAGCTGCAGGCGATGCGCGACGACATCGCGCGGCTGTACGGCATGATGGCGCGCGACCGCTTGACGCAGGACATCACGCTGCGCGAGCCGGCGGCCAAGGCCGGTGTCTTTGCCGACCCCTTCCGCGACGACGACCTGCGTGACGCCGGCGTAGCGCAATCGGCGGTGATCGTGGACGGTGCGCTGCGCGCGCCGATTGCGGCCACGGTGCTGGGGCCGTATCTGACGCAGCCGCAGATGCTGCCCTTTGGCCTCACCACGGCGCTGGAGCAGACCGCGCGCACCGGCGCGATGAAGGTCAACCCCTACCAGGCCGTGCTGCCAGCGCCGGCCGTGGTCACGCTCAACCCGGCGCGCGACTTCTGGACGGAGTTTCAGACGTCGCAGGCGGCAGCGATCACCGAGACCATCGTGCGCGGCAGTGGCATTTTGTCGAGCACGACGGTGTCGCGCACGACCGAGGTCGTCTCGCGCATCGAGACCGCCATCCCGACTTTGCGCCCGATCGCGGTCGCGGTGCGTGCCGCTGGCTTTGGGCCGAACGAGACCGTTTCCGCGATGCGCTTTGATGGCGTCGCCCTGCCGGTGCCCACGGGCCTGAAGGCCAGCGCGCAGGGGGTGGTGGAGACGAGCTTTACCATCCCCGCCGGCATCGCGGCGGGCGTCAAGCGCTTCGAGATCGACGGCGCGGGCGGCAGCCACGGCGAGGCCACCTTTGAGGGGCGCGGCACGCTGGTGTCGCAGACGACCCGCGAGCGCGTCACTACCACCATCTGGTGGTGGGATCCGCTGGCGCAGACCTTCACCCTGCCCGAGTCGCAGCAGGTGGCGGCGGTCGATCTGTGGTTTACCGTGCGCGGCGCGCGGCCCGTCACGGTGCAAATCCGCGAGACCAGCGTCGGCATGCCAACCCGCGCGGTGCTCGCCGAAGGGCGCATCGATGCATCCGCCATCCAGACGACTGGCGCAACGCGCATCGCCTTTGACCTGCCGGCGTGGCTGCAGGCGGGCGTTGAGTATGCGCTGGTGGTGCTCACCGACGATGCGGACACTTCGGTCGCCATCGCCGAGCTGGGCAAATGGGACGCAGCCCATGGCCGCTGGGTCACCAGCCAGCCGTACCAGGTCGGCGTGCTGCTGTCCTCCAGCAACGCTTCCACCTGGACGGCGCACCAGGACAAGGACTTGGCCTTCCGTTTGCTGAGTGTGGCGACCAGCGCGTCGGCGCGCGCGGTCACCGTGGCGCAGGATGTGGCGGTGACCAATGCGACCGACCTGCTGGTGCTTGGCGCAGTGGATCTGCCCAAGAGCGGCTGCGGTGCGCGCGTGCGCTTGACGCTGGATGACGGGCGTGCGCTGTCGACCGTTTTGGGCGGCACGGTGTCGCTGCAAGCGCCCTACAGCGGCAAGGTGCAGGTGGCGGTGGACCTGACGGGCCTGCCGGATGCCACCCCGATCCTGGCCCCTGGCGTGCAGCTGGTGGTGGGCACGCTCGCCGACACCGCCGACTATGTCAGCCGCGCGATCCCCGCCAAGGCGAGCTTTACCGCGCGCGTCATCGCTGAGGTGTTCGCTCCCGGCACCGCCAGCGTCACCGCCAAAGCCGAGGCGGGGTCGGCTGGCAGCTATGCGACGCTGCCAGCGGTCAATGCCGAGCCGGTGGGCGACGGCTGG